ATAACGCCGAAGATCACGCCGCCAAGGAACTCGCTCTGGCGATCGGCACGCTCGATCTCTGCAGCGGCTGCTTCGAGTTTGGCGCTGGGGAAGGGGAAGCGCGAGCGATTTCCCGCGAGGCGTGATTTCGGCGCCATGGTCTTAGGCCGCCTTCGAGGCGGGGACGCGGGCGCGGATCGTGCTCGATGCGAGCGCCGTGGCGTGTTCGCGGGCACGATCGCCATAGAGGTCGATCTGTGCGTTGGAGAAGCCGTCGGACTTCAGCTGGTCGCGGGTGCAGCCGTCGCCGTGGCGCCGCATGGCCTCGGCCATGGCTTCGATGATCTGGTCGGGGGTGGCGTTGTCGAAACGATTCTTGAGCATGTTTGTCTCCGGTTGAATTTGCATTGCGAACTGGAAATTAAATCCAACTTGGAAAACCGTCAATTGGTAAACTGGATTTATTTTCCATGTTCGCAATTCGACTCGACTCGGTACGCATTCTCTGGATTATGAGAACCAAAGGAGAACAAACATGTCGGTAGCACTTCGGCATAAGCCGCGCGTCTTCGGTCTGCACATCCGTTGCGACAACTGCCTTAGGGAGACTTCACGGGTGATCGAGATCCCGCCTGTAGACGATGCGCCGTGCGATGCCGATGAGTTGGCTGAGAGCGGGTTTCTCGACACTCTCGCCTACCGCTGCCGTCATTGTGATTGCCAAGTCGGCCGAGTGATCGGTGTTAGTCAGGAGAAAAACTATGCGTAATCCGAGAGAAGTCACAGAGTTCATCATCGTGCCACCCAGAGAGCGCGGCGATGAGATCATGCCGGCGAAGGAGCGCTTCATCGACTACCTGCAGCGGCAGTTTCCCGGCTACTCGTTCAAAGTCACGATGATTGGTCCGGCCGATGGTGAAGGGCGGTTCGGCGTTTATCCGGTTATGAACTTCATTGGCGCCGACAATCGCAGCTACATGTGTGTCGAGCCGCCGACGTGGTTGCTTACCGAAGTGCGGAAGGTCTGCTGTTCTTTCGACGTGCGCATGAGCTTTGCGGCTTAGAACGTAAGGTCGTTCTGAACTCGACGAACCAGGCCGATGACTTCAACGCGCGTGCCGTCGTCGGCCTCGACGTCGCGTTCGACAACGATCGGCCGGTGCTTTGGATTGTTGGATCTCGGGTGAAACTCCGTTCGCCCCTCGTAGATCTCAACTTGCTTAACCGACCATTCGCGAGTGTGGCCGCCGTCGCGAGTCCGCTCGACCACAACCACCATTCCATCTCGCAGCACCGCCTCGCTGGCGACGTCTTCATAGGCGACTGCGATCACGCGGTCGCCGTCAAAGATCGGCCGTGGCCGCAAGTTGTTCATGGAGTCACCGGTTACGTCGAAGACGAGTTGACGAGCATGGGGAAACCGTTCGTCAGGCGGGACGGAGATGAGTTCCCGTTCTGATTGGTCGAACGGATCGACCTCGCGAAATGCTCCAGCCTCAACGCGTCCTACCACCGGCGCGGCGACCATGCGGCCGGGCACAAGGGTAAGCTCGCTTTGCGCCGCGTCGATGCCATCGCGCAACCACAAAAGGGGGCGCTTGACCGTCTCTGCAAGCGTTTCAAGAACATCGCCGCGTGGTTGGTCGATGTCGCCGCGCAGATACTTGTTGATGTTGTCGTATGGGATGCCGGAACGCCGAGATAGCTCGGCTTTGTTCCAGCCGAGTTCTTTTCGCCGTTCATCAAGTCGTTTCCACCAGGTCATCGTCATTCCGCCATCATAAGTTCGGAAATAATTTCCGGTCTGGATTTCACGTGCCTTGAAGTTGGATTTAAAATCCACTATTGGTGCATGCATGAGCACCATTTCGATAAGGCAAATTATTAAGGATGCGGGCGGCGCCGAGGTCATCGCCTCGACCATCGTCCGTTTGGGCGGCGATATCTCTAAGGACGCCGTTTACAAGTGGACGAAGACCGGCATCCCGGACCGCCACTGGCCTGTCATTATCGCGCTCACCGAGCACGGCCCGGCCGAATTGTACGAGGCCAACTGTGCGGCTCGATCCGTCCCCAAAGAGTTGATTCTCAACCTCAGCGAGGCGGCGGAATGAAACGGTTTTCGAAGCAAGGCGAGAGAAGCGCGGGCGCCCTCCCGCCCGCGAGCCTTGCCACCTGGCGGGGGCGCGGCGGCTTTGCGGCACGTTGCGTCCCTGCCTCTGTTTTTGCATCTGCCTACCCATGCGGGCCTCCCTGATCTGACGGCCCATTCGTAGCAGCGCCAGCGCTGCCACTCACCGAATCCTTCTCCCGTTTTCTTTCCTTGCTTTTCCAGTGGGGTGTTTTCGTGCGCCTGATATCCGAGCAACAGATCCTTGCCCTCAAGGGCGTGACAGATGCCTGCTACCGCCTGGGCGGTGGCGTCACTTCGTTCGCGATGCTGACGCGCGTCGCGGTTTCCAGCCTCGTCAAGTATGCCACCCTCGGCGAGCGTCGGCCTGACGGCTCCTATGAGCACGGTCAGTCGATGATCCCGATCGACATCGCCGTTGAGGCGGACATGCGCGCCGGCTCGCCGATCATCCTTTCACAAGCGGCGCAAATGCTGGGCTTCGATCTCGTGCCTTCGGCCGGGCGGGAAGGGGTCAAGCCTCTAACCGAACTCGATGCGCACCGCGTCCTGTCGCAGACGATGGATGTCTCCAAGGCGATTATCGATGCTGGCGCGGACGGCAAGTATGACGCACTCGAAAAGCGGACGATTCACCGCGAGGCGCTGGAAGCCATACGTGCGCTCGAACTGGTCGCAGCTGCGACGGCGGAGGGCTGACCATGCGCCGCGCTCCGACCATTTCCCCGCTCAAGCCCGATCAGCGCTCGTTCCTGCGCCGGCTCAATCAGGTTGACGGCGAGTACCTAATGGCCACCGGCCTGCGCGACAAGCTGGCTGCCTGCGCGCTCGTCCAGATCGGCTATGCGCGCCGCCATGCGGTGCTTCCGCACCACTTCGCCATTGCGGCGCCGGGCGAGTACTACCTCGACCGGATCATGAGGGCAGACTGATGCTGGATATCGTCGCGTCCCTCTCTCCCGAACAGAAAGACATCCTTCGCGCGGTCGCTGCCGGCGAGTATCGCGCGCCGGACGGTGGCGCCAAGCGTCGCATCCAGCGCCTGCATCAGCACGGTCTGGTGCGCCGGCATGACACCGACGTTGCGCTTTGCTTCCCTACGGAAGCTGGCCTTGCTGCAGCTCGCTCGCTCGGGGTGCTGGACGCTCCGCCGGCGCCGAGCACCGCAATCGTCGAGATGCCGCAGCGGGCGCAGGCCCCACAGATCGTTTCCATGTTGGAAACCGCGGCTCGGCTCTTCGACGAAGGCGATATCCAGCGCGCGCTGGTGATTGCCGACGGAGCCTACGACCTGACACAGGCGGAAGCGCGGTTTGCCGCCAAGTATGCCGCGACGCGCGAACTGGTGCCGAAGTTCCGGCAGCTTCAGGGCGACGCCTTGCTGATGGAAACTCGCTGCAAGATCGAGCTTGCGAAGGCCTATGACGCCGCGCAACAGGCAGGGCAGGCGGCCAAGAAAGGGCGCCCGAAAAATGTCGCAACTGACGACATTTTCAAACAGGCGGAAGCGGGGCTTACCCGGCAGGAGATTCACGACGCGCGCAAGCTGGCCGCGGCGGAAGAAAAAACGCCGGGCATTGCCGAACGGGCGATTGCCGCGCGTGTCGCCGCCGGTCTCGCGCCGACGCGAGCGAACCTGAAGGCCGCGATCGGTACCAAGACGGCGACCAAGGAAGATCGCGGCAACAACCTTTACGAAACGCCGGAGGAGGCGACTAGCGCAATACTTGCGCTCGAGCCGTTTTCCTCAACCGTGGACGAACCGTTCTGCGGTCGTGGCGCCATCGTCCGAGTGCTCGAAGCGGCCGGCTATGACGTCGTTCTCGGCGACCTCGTCGACTACGGCACGACGACAAAAGACGGCGTGGTGCAGGACGTTGGCGATTACCGCGAAACCGAAGGCCCGTCGCACGATATCGTCTCGAACCCGCCCTATGGCGACGAGATGAACTCCTGCATCGCGCATGCGCTGCGGGTGCGCAAGCCGCGCAAGATGGCGCTGCTGCTCAACCTCAATGTGCTCGCCGGATTCGAAGATCCTGACCGCAACTACATCATGGAAACGTGTCCGCCGGCGCGGATCTACGTGATGAAGCGCCGGGTGCCGATGATGCACCGCGACGGATGGGACGGAAACAAGGCGTCGAGCCAGATGAACACCATGTGGTGCGTCTGGGAGATTCAGGAAGACGGCACCTATGGCGATACGACCGTCATCAAGCGCGTCGATTGGGCCTACACGTGGAACCCGGCCACCGTGCCGGAAGACGAGGAGGAGGATAGCCAGTGATGGCGGCTTCTCCCGATCGCGCGCGCGAAAAGGCGCAACTGGCCCGGTATCGCGACATCGCCGACCGGCTGACGGGCGACGTCTGGGCGTTTGACGTTTCCGGATCGGTGACCCGCGTCATTGCCAAGCGCTCGACCGGTGAAGCTGTCGCGCTTTGCACCATTCACAACGAAGCTCTGGCGACGGAAGTCGAGTTGATTTCGAGCGCGGTCGACCTGCTGCGGCTGTTCCTGTCGTTGCAGGATCGCGCGGCAGCGGCGGTGCTCGATCTGCGCGGGCAACTGGACGGGCGTACACGTGCGAACCGTCCGCCGAGCCAGGTGGCGGCGATCCTCTGCGGAAAGCCGACGTTTCAGCGCTTCCTGGAAGGGCGCGGGGCGGGCGGTCAGGTGCGCTCGACGACAGAAGCCGATACCCGCCTCAAGTCGCTGCTCAATATCCGGTCGAAAAAGCAGCTCGACGATGACGCCTCCTGCGCAGCGCGGTTCCGTACATTGCGCCGTGATTATGACCTCTACATGCGCGCGAGGCCGGCATGAGCGCGCGCACGTTCCCTGTCGATCGCATCGGCACCGCCGACACCGGCAACGCGGCGCTCGGCTACCGC